GACCCTTCTGATGAAAACTCCAAGTTTTACACCAAGCCTGATGTTGCACCCATTCCTCACCCAGCAGAGATTCTTGAGGGTCTCAAGCTCGAGTTCCCAGACAAGGAGATTCGTGACCTTGTTCGGCTCGCAGATCTCAAGGTTCTTGATATCATTGCTGAGCGTCGTGCTCAGGCCTCTTCCTCATCTTCATCCGAGTCAATGAATGACTCCAAGTCTGAGCCGTCATCAGACCCATCGTCAGACTCTGTATCTACATCAGTCCCAGACTCGTCCGAGTCGTAATCCTCCTCATCAAAGTCATCCTCCACCTTTTCAATAGGCTCGTAGCGAACTGGGGGCTTGGAAACTCGTCCTGAACGAGTAATCATCTACTTACTGACAACTGTTTAAGTATTGACGGTGGAACGCGGTACTCTGCGCCTTCAAACTCCTTACAATCGTGGCACATCTGCCGGACAGTCCCGTTCTTAATCCAGAACCAGATGTGATTTCTTTGATGTTCTCGTTTTATGTTTGAACAGTACTTTGAGTCAGTCTGGGCACAGAGCGACTCACCATCCTTGGTCACGAAAAGCTTTAGAATACGAGCTCTTTCTTGTCCCGGAAGGTACTTGTTGATGTGCGCCTCCAGATCGCTGCTCTGACGGTCTTCAGTCTGAGTCCTCGCCTCTGAACCAGGGACTCGAATCGAAAAGAGTCTCAGAGTCTCGAGGTGCGGGTCTGGTGACAAGAACTCTACGATGCCAGTCGGTGTCACAGACTTCCACGGGACGTACGGGTTACTTTCAGGAATCTTGTGCGACCAGACGAGTCTCAGACCAGATCCTGTATACACAGATTCATCTATCGAGTCTGCATATTCTGGAAACTTGAGAATCATTCTGTTTCTGAGCTTCAGCGCCTCTTGTTTGTCTAGAGTGAGTTCTGGCCAGTGCATGTGAACGCCAGTCTTTGTCTGATCGCCTATCCTTCTGATGTCTGTCCTGGCTATGTAGCATGTGTGACCAGTAATCTGGCTGAGGCCTTGAGCGAGACTGATGATTCTCTGAGATGAGAGTTCAGCATCAGACTTGAAGTCGAGATCCACAAAAAACTTGAACAACTCAGTTCTCTTTTCTACAATGTAGAGTTTGTTGTGACATAACAGTTCATGGAGATAATCAGACAGAAACTTTTCATGATCATCTACGTGAAGTACACCCCCATTCATCAAGTAATGAGAAACAGGGGCTTCGCGCGTCTTCCATTTGTCCATACCTATTGAGTGTCTTTATTTTTTAAACAAATGTGACTGTTGAATTTGCTGGAATTGGGGTTGAACTTGCAATAAATATGCTATAAGGATTCGCCAAAGTGACATTTAATGTTATATCTGCACCATCCATTTGAGCCGGAACAAACAAACTTCCTTGTTGATATGTTATAGGTCCATCTTGCTGGATCACGAGAAATGGACTAGTACTCGTTATTGATATGGTATTTGTAAATGATCCTTTGAATATTATATCATTAACAATTTCACTTCTGGAACAAACACTCATATTAGTTGTTACACCAAAAGCGTTAGCTGGCGTCTGAACATCATATGTATCTATACAACCCATACAGACATCAGTATCACAGAACTGACCTGTTGGGCAGTCTGAGTTAACTTCGCAACTGTTTACATCTGAGCATGTGAAACATGCCCCTGTATCATTGCACAACATATCATCTGAACAATACGTGTCATTTCGACAATCACTTGTGCAACCTTCTGATGGTACACAAGCTCCATCTATACAAAGAGTGTTTGTTGCGCAAGGAGTAACATTATCACATGGGGTATACCCACTATTTGGAAGAATATCAGATGATGGAATACATATTCCTAGTATACAAAGAGTTCCTTGTGCACAGTCATCATCACCAGTACAATTATCATAACAGTTACCGTCATGACACGTTCCATCCTCGCAGTCTGAATCTTCTGTACAATTATCAAAAGTTGGTAAAAAGGCGACACAAGAACCTTCTACACAATTCTGTCCAAGCATACAGTCAGAGTTGCTCTCACACTCAACAGGTGGTAAAAAGGCGACACAAGAACCTTCTACACAATTCTGTCCAAGCATACAGTCAGAGTTGCTCTCACACTCAACACAGCCGTCATCTGTACACTTTAGTCCTGATTGACAATCTGAATCCCTGCGACAGACTTTGTGACGTATAGGCCTTAGTAGAAAGAATGCCAGTATGAGAAGTACTATTACTATTATCAACAGTCTTTTCTTTGAATGGTCTGCCATATAATTACTTTGAAAATAATTTAGGTATACTTCCAGACTTTTTTAAAGTTCTGAAAATAACAATCTGGTTTTGAACACGTATCTGTATACTGCTGAGGTGAAGCTGTTTTTTCTTGTAACCAACATTCATGGAAACTGTCTCCCAAAATGCCAGTCCTATGCAATGCGATACCACCAACACATCTTCCATCATCTTCACATTCTTTGGTACAATGACCAAACCAATCGCTGTATTTTTTATAGGTTTTATTTCCATTATTGAATTGTCTGTAGACATTAGGGATGTTTCTAGGTTGTCTGTCTTTTTTTTCAGTATAGTAAATATCCCATTTATCAAATTGTCTTTGTCTATCTTCACACTCATAATTTATGCATTTCTTTTCTGGCTGAGGGCAGTCTGAATCGGAAGTGCACCGAACATCCTCGCAGTGTCCTGTTCTACAAACTTGCTTGTTTGCGCAGTGAGTATTATCTCTGCAATTGACATCTTCACAGACTCCTTGGGCAGTATTACACATTTTGTATTTCCCACCTTTTAGTTCCTTTGCGATACAGTCTGCATCAGCTGTACATTCAGGCTTGACACATTCGTGAATAGTAATTTCGCAAAAGGTGTATGGAGTTTTATTTGCGCATTCAGCATTTACATTGCAGGCTGATGTTTCGCACTTGTTATCTATGCATGATCTGTGACTTTCCCCATTCTTGGAACAGTCAGCATCCGTACTACACTGAGATTTTTCGCACATGTGTTCGGCACCACAAATGTCAAAATCTTTATGAAATATGCAGTCAGAGTTAGCCTCGCAATCGGTAACCTCGCAGCGGCCCCTGGTGGTCTCACAATGCCTCATGTATGGGGTATTGCAGTCAGAGTCTGTGTCGCAATCAACAGAAATACAAGTATTTGAAAAGCATCTATGTTTTGCTCCGCAATCGGAATCATTGCGACATCCTGTCACACAGTGTTTATTAGAGTTGCAAATTTCCCCGGGATCACAGTCTGAATCCATTACGCAATCTGGTTCTACGCAAAATCCAACTGTTGTGTTGCATACAGAATATACAGGATCTGTGCATGGATGGAACGAATCACAAGTCAATTCTGAATCTCCGCATTCGCCATCATAGCATCCCGTGGATCCATGAATACAATCAGACGTGTATGTTGCATCAGTGCATTCAGCCTCCCAACAACTATTCGAATCGCACAATCCATAGATTCCATATTTAGGCGCGCAGTCTGCGTTGGTAACGCATTCCACTTGGGTGCAATCATTTTCTATACATCTGCCTGATCCAGGTTTGCCTGCGTCGCATTCGGAATCTGCAATACAACGCGCAACGAAACATTCTTCTGTATCCATGTCACATAGCTTGTGATCATCCGCATCTGTAGCTTGACAATCAGAGTTTGAAGTACATTCTGCTATATAGCACATACCATCATCAGGATCGCACCTTGCGTAATCCTCTAAACCTTCAGGCATGTATTGTTCACATTGCGAGTCTCTTTGGCACTCTGCCTCGTAACATTTATTAGATATCAAGTCGCACATACCATATGGATGTTCTGGGTTTTGGCACTCTTCGTTGTTTATACAGTCAGCCTGATAACACAATCCACGAGTCTTGTAGCACTTTCCGTGACCAGGGTTCTCAGGTCTATCACAATCAGAATCTTTGAAACAGTCGACATCTTGACAATTTCCATCTTCTAGATTGCAAATTTGTTTCGTGTCACAATCCGAATCCTTGGTACAATTTGTTCTGTAGCAGTTACCAGTCGACACATCGCACTTTTTTGTTCCGTCGGCACTACAATCAGAATCTGCCGAACAAGTTATATCAAAGCACATTTTCGTATCCGTATCACATTTTCTATAAGCGTCATTACAGTCTGCGTCGGTCAGACATTCAGCCGTATAGCACGTACCACTCTTACAATATTGGTTCGATTTGCAATCTGAATCTTTGGTACATGTCAATGGTCTCGAAAGTGAAAGACCAAAAGCAACTAAAATGAGCACGATGAGAATAAATACAATTATATATATGATGTAACTCATCACCTAATACTTAAGAGAGAATTCTTTTCGTTCCTCTTTCAATTTTGTATAGAATTCAGGGTTGTCTAGTACATGCTGAGTAATCATGGGCCAGACAGTTCTTGACCTGAGACCCTCGAGCGTATCAAAGTCTAGACGATCATTCTCGTCATATTGTTTTCTGAAACACAACTGTCTCATATCCATCTTGTTTTTCTCCTCGTTAAATCTCTGAACAATGTACTTTTGCTGATCCATGGAGACTTCATAGTCTATGATGTAGACATGATAGATTGCCATGAACGACTCGCAAAAGTCATGTTGCATCGTCTGAAACTTGAAATAGGAGCATCGGCCGTGTTTCAAGTTCAAGAGACCTCTCGTTTCCTCCTCAAGTTCTCTTAGTGCACACCTGAGGGGATTTATAATCTCCCTCTTTCGGCATCCACCAGTCACAAAAGTCCACTCGGAATATCTCCTGTCATGCACAAGTAAGAAATACGGCTTTTCATTTATAAAGCTCACGGGAATAGCTATTGCTTTATGCTTTTCCATCCCTACTTGTGTCTGACATATTTTTTGGGTTCATAAGTCAGCACAAACACAAACATTAAAAGACACCACAAGACTGTAAAGTTCATCTTTCTAATTGGCATACAAAAGAGCTGCATAGCCGGACTGCACTCTGAGGATGTTGTAGTTGACGGCGTAGATGCTTGAACCTGCTGGGAAGATGTTGGGGGTCAGATTGATACCTGTGCCGGGGTCAGTCAGAAGATCGAACGAGTCAATACGGGAAAAGTTGATTGAGCCTGTTGGCTGGAGCTTGGCGGTGTCGAGGCAGAAGGGGATGATGATGATGGGTGCCGGTGCAAGATTGCCTGCGGCAGAACCTGGGTTGTGGAGACCCTGAGGCGTATGGTAGTACTGAGTAATCTCCTGAAAGTGAGGCAGACCACGAAACTCCTGGTTGATATTCGACCCTCCGTTGATGTTGTAGTTGAGGGTCTGATTACCATTGGTGTAAGCATTCACTGGTGCAGCCAAAAACTTTACCGGCTGAGTAAATGCGAGCAGAAGATCATTGTTCGGAGGCACTGGGGCTGTCTGAACCTGGTGGATGAGCATATCGATAACAGCCGGCTTACCATTTGCGTCAGTACCATTGTTGGTGAAGTAGACACGCTCTGGGCCATCGAGGTAAATGTAGTTTGCCCACATGTTGTACTGGTAAGCTGGATTCATATTTGTACTCCAGTAGATGTTGAGTTGGACCTGCTGGAACTGAATTCCTCCAAGTGGCAAAGCATTCTGCCAATCCTTGTTGAAGAAAAACCGGAGTGGATAAAATGTATTCTGGGATGAGGTTGTGTTCGATGTCTGGCCTCCGTAACGCTGTGAATATGAATCCGTAAGGCACACCGGGTCAATAAGGGTACTGAAAGTTACATCCTGAGTATCAATAAGATTGCCGCCAATGTATAGCTGGATATAGTTGATGGTGTTGGCCCAATTGATATTGGTTATGAGTGTATTGGATGCAGTATTACTGGCTGTAATGTACATGTAACCGAGCAAGTCACCAGAAACACGTGGGATAACGGTAGTCATCGTTCCAGGGTTGGGGTTTCCGCTAAATGGCTGGCGCTCGACACTGGTTGCAAAGTGTGTGTGACGTTTATAGTTACTTCTGAAGAATGACACTTCAGGATTCTGTGTGAGATAGACATCCTGAGCTCCGACTGCAAGCAGTTGAGTGACTCCTCCAGACATTTAATGTAAACAAAGGTTTTTATTGCAGCTGACTAAACGAGGGAATGACGTACGGATTATTCTTGGCAGCCATTTGAAAGCTATTATCTGGACCACGAGGATTTGAAGATCCTTTGAGCTTGGCGTATTTAGTGATTGTAGGTGTATTCACGTACTGATTCCCTGCGTATTGCGGATTACCTTGATGTATTCCAACATTATCATATATGACTGTTGTTAGTTCACCGATATATGGTGTATAGGTTGCACTCAGGCCAGGTGACATTTCAGCCCGGCCAGTTCCTCTGTTTGACATCCAGCGAGTATAGTTTGTGTTGACGTTTGGATTCCCAGTTTGGTAGTTTTCGCTGCCGACCGGGTTGACACCAGCTTGGGGCGCCTTTGCTGGCGAGGCCATGTTCATATTCTTCATCTGCGGAACCAACGTCTGATCCTTGAGTGTCGGCATATTCCCCTTGATATAGAGGGAATCTGGTGTGGCTGCGTAAAACTGGCCACCACCAACCGTACCAGTATATGAAGTATTCGTCTCCTTTCTGGCCCATCGAGTGAGGTCTGGGGGTGATGTTATACCGTTATTTGAAACCAGAGCACCAGTTGGGACCAGACGTTTGCCAGCCCCCTCTGGCAATGGGATATTGAGAGAACCATTCAGTCTCTGGTCATTGGGGTTGGGCTCCAGTATTCTCTGCATACCGGAGTGGAACCCATCGGATGCAGGTACATTCGGATCACCCTTCAAACTGCGCCCAACCTGCCTTGCGAGTCCATTTGGATTCTGATTGTTGGCAACAACCTTCTGAAGACCGACATAACGTTGACCAATCTGACGATAATCATCGGATGTTAGCCCAAGAGGTTTAGGAGTCGAATCAGGGCCAATATATTGAATTGCGCCACCCTGGTTCCCTCCAGGATTGAAACCAAGATTCGCCTTTTTCATAAATCCAGGAATTCCTTGTTTTTGAGGAAAATCAGGCGGCGAGATGGTTAACTGGCCACGTGGCACTCTCGTTTCACCAGTGAGCGTTTTCAATTTAGTGACGTGATTTACAGAGTCGCTGTAATCAGCTCTGTCAGCCAGAGCCCCTGATGCATACGTCTCTCTTTTGTTAAACTTTTTTGCTACAAAAGCAACACCGGCCAAAGCTATAAGAGCTATTGGATCCATATATAAAGAGCTTACATTTTTATCTCGGGGCTCCAGCGAAACCTGGAGCATTCAAATTTCCTCTGAAATTTCTAAGATCAGAAATAGTACTCTTTGATCGCGTATCAAGTTGCAATGGGACATCAGACTGCCACTGAAATCCGTTACCTGTCGTCCCAGGAACAGAGTTGAGCGGTGGACCTGAAGTGAACCCTGTGCGGCCGTTGGAATTTACAAAAGCCTTTGATGTTGACGGGAAACTGCTGTATTCTTTGCGTGGCTGTGTCGTATTCAACGGAATTTTAACCATACTCTCAGTGTTTACATTGTAAATGACGTCACCGAAACCTGTGACCATTGAGGGATAGGTAAAGACTTGACCTGGAGCTTTTGCCATTTTTATTAACCAAGAATTGTATTTTGAGTACCAGGATACTCGAATGGCAATCCTTGGCCTCTGATGATTGTGGTTGGTTGATTTGTGCCTCGGAAACCTGTACCTAACTGGGCTAATTGTGCAGATGGATCCCACGTTCCCCTTACTTGTGGTGTAAACTGGCGGTCCTGGAAGTTGTTTTGGACACTCGTCGATAAGCTTGCTGCGAGACAACGACGATCGCCTGGGATACACGGGTTAGGAGCGGTTGGAGGATTTACTGGTGCTTCTGGATATGGCTGAGGAGTCTGAACATCTGCAAAAGACGGAACAACTACAGGCTCCTCTTCATAATCTTCAAATGCACCCTTCCTGTCAGCTGAATAAAGAAGAAATGAAGTGACTATAATTCCTAGATAAACAACACGGGGATCGCCCGAAAGTATAAAGATAAGCACTGAACTATACATTATAAACCGTATAGTGGCATTGATATTATCAATATAGGACCGTTCTTCTGAAGGCCAGAAATCCATCAGCTGTCTTGTGGAAAAGAGATCTCTGCTCATTATTAATACATACTATTTCTTTTGGGCAAACATAGACGACATACCCATCATGAGGGCTGACGTATCCAGCGAACCAGTATTCATATCCTTGGCACACTGCTTCGCCATCTGCTCAATCATAGACAGAGTCTCCCCTGGAAGCGCCGAGATTGTGTTTCCAAGAATGTACAGCGTCTGAAGGTATTGCCAGATGGCATTCTTGGTATTTGTAGAGAGATCATCTGTCCAGATATTCTTGAGCTTGAAATCCTTGAAGACTTCTGGGTTATTCAGAAAGAACGAGTCATCTTTGGCCATAATCTGCTGCGAATACTGAGAGACGCTATTCATGTAATTCTCCATACATGCGCGTGCATTCGCCTTGCGCAACATCTCAAAAGAGATTTGGTACTTTTTCATCGCTGGCTCCTCTGGAAACGTCTGGACAAGCTCCTCAAGAAACTGCTCCATCATATCATTGAATGCCGTAATTGTAGTCATTGCTAAACATGAAGAGCGCGAAATCTTTAGTATGGCTCGAGACCTCGAGGTTTATTTACATTCCCGTAGTGAACAATTCCATAGATCAGTATGGCGACAAGTGTTGCTGGTTTCATATAGTGGGACGTTTGGGGCTCTTCGCCATTGATGTAGTTTTTGAAATACAAATATGCAATTGTCATCAGGGCTCCAAATATAGATGCAAATATTGGGTTTCTGAGGAAATCCATTTGTTATCAGTCAACCTTTTATTCAGTGGCATCTGGCATCAGAACATCATCCTCCTCGATCGTCTTTGTCTCTGGTTCCTCTGGTTCCTCTGGTTCCTCTTCGCCACCAAATGAGTACTCATCACCTGGAGTTGATATGTTCATTGAGATGATATTCTGGAGAGGAACATACCCCCGGACAACTGTATCGATCGCTTTTGCGATGCGCTTCCCAAGGACAGTCTCGCGCTCATCCTCATGAGCCATAAAGTCTGCAGACTTGACAATGTACGACTGAGCAGCCTTGTAGCACTTGCGCACAAACTCAGATGCGCTTGGAATGGTCAGAGAGAGCTTGTTCGTCATGCGATTAATCTTTACTGAATTCATAATCTGTACGAAGCTGACAATTGTCGCCTCGATGAGCTTGTCGAACCATGGACACTCCTGCTTGATGCGATCCACGTGAACATCAACCACATTGTCACTCCAGGATGAAATCTCCCCTGAAATCTCCTTGAACTTGGTCACGCGACCTCTGTCACCACGGAGCAGCTCCTGCGTATCATCATACATATTGATGAATGTGTTTGACATTTCAGGGACCATACACTCCTCAAGCATATTCATATACTCACGACGCGCTTCTACGATTGCCTGCATTTCTATCCTGCCTGATTATTTTACTCGCTGCTTTGCGCAAATTGACAAGTGATGGAAGACCCTCTTCATCATCTTCATTCACAGGTCCTTCAGCCAGCTGAGCCCTCCCCCACGTGACTCGGAGCGCATAGCCGTCTTGCTGAACCGTGTAGCCAAGTTTCTTCAGTTGGCGCTTTATGTACTCTGTCGCAGCATCTATGTTATACACAGGAAAACCCCATACAAACGCGGGAATATCCATAGACGCCTGAGGAAAACCGAGCGCAACTGCACTACGAATCTTTTTGTCAAAGAGACCGAGGATATGTTTGTACGTCTCTTTTTTCAGGTTTCGACGCCGGGCCTCAATCTGCTGAATCTCCTGGGCTGTAATCATACAAGTGTCGCGTCAAATATTTTTCAACAAAATACGAGCCTGTGTTAATGGCAACGCTCATTTACAGTGACAGATGCAAACACTGTTTCAATGTTGTCGCATTCATCAAGACGAATCCAGCCCTCTTGAATGTAATCAAATATCATGATATCGCACAGGGAGTTCCTCAAGGAGTTACAAAGGTTCCTTCAATCATAACAGACAATGGAAAACTCTATTCAGGAAAGCAAGTCATGGGGTTTCTTCAGAGCATAATACCAAACAAGGTTTCTGGGGTTGTCCTTGGGGGAAAGCCTGCCATAGGCTTCAGTCTTCATAAATCTAATATGAATAAACCAATGATGACACCAGAACTCGAGCGAAAGATTAATCGTTCGATTGACGAGGGACTTAAGGACTTGGGAAGATAGACATTTAGGATGTTTCTCAGGACTGTCCAAGCAACAGCCTTTAAAAATATATTTGAGGTTCTGAAGGATATTATAAATGATATCAACATCTACTTTGATTCGACCGGTATACGTATCAGCACTCTTGATATTGCAAGAGTGTCGCTCGTCAACTTGTTCCTGGCGGCTGAAAATTTCGAAGAGTACTCGTGTCCCTCTGAAATTATAGCAGGTTTGAACATTAGCAATACGTACAAACTTCTCAAGTCGATTACATCAAACGATACTCTCAGCCTCTCCATCGAGTGTCCAGACTTTATGGATATTGTAATATATAACGAGTCAAAGAAATCCAACTCCAAATTTAGTCTGAAGTTGTTGGATATCGATGAAGAGATTCTAGAGATTCCAGATGTTCCTATGGATGTCATGACAACACTGCCATCTGTTGATCTTCAAAGAATATGCAGAGACATGGGGAACTTGTCAAATGAAATTAACATTTATAGATCTGGAAACCTCATAACATTCTCGTGCAACGGAGACTTTGCAAACCAAGAGACTTCTATAGTATGTCCTGAGACGATTGAGAAACCCATAGGCAACATCTTCAGTCTCAGATATATAAACATGTTTACCAAGGCGACTGGGATGTGCTCGAGCGTCCAGATTCTGCAGTCAACCAAGAGTACCGATATGCCCATCATACTCAGGTACTATGTCGCCAACTTGGGCGAGATGAAGTTTTTCTTGGCGCCAAAGACGGAAGTCTGACCAAGAACGTTTGTCACCTCGAGGAGACCCTCTTCTGGCTCAATGACCAGCTCTCTTTCATACCGGATAAATATTCCTATGCCGCCGTTTGCATTGAACATGAAGCGAGGAATCCAGTCAATCGACTTGAGCTGAAAGAATATAAACGGAAGCTGAGGCTCGGAGCCATAAAAGTCATTCCTTGGACCAGAGTACGGCTTTATGTAATCTGTAACGTCTTGGCCATTCCATAGAGCAGTCTTTATAGGTGCAAAGAATCCTCTCCCAACCTGACTAGGCAATTTATCCCCTATGTATTTGTAAATCTTACCATTGTAACTGTAGTGAAATACTTTTGTTTTGATATGACTCACAAGTGTCTGAACCTTTACAATTGTCCAATTCTTTCTCCTGAAGAATTGAACAAGCTGAATGAGTCCAAGTATGAGTTTGTTCATTAAAAGAATAGGAGAATATATCTTTAATGGAGGCACGCTTTAATGAGGTTGTGAAGCAGCTGGATGGTCAGGAGCTCTACGACTACATAGCACAATGTGTCCCATTTATAGAAGAATACACAACCAAAACTGAAAAGGGGATCCAAAGAAAGGATATATATGACAGATATCTTGACAGAGTTGAAGGCAAGGGGACTATAATCCACAAGAGCACAAGGGTCCAGTTCAAATGTCGTTGTGGCTCAACAAAGTTTATTCATGATAGAGCAACATCTGATGACATATGTACAGAGTGTGGAAGGACGGAGTATATTCAGTGTGAAGAGGCTGGGTTCAAAGAGGAACAAGAGATGGATAAGAATATCCAGTACAGTTACGATCGTAAGAATCACTTTAACGAATGGATTGCTCAGTTTCAGGCGAAAGAGTCGACAACTGTTCCAAGAGATCTTATAGAACAGTTGAGAACTGAATTCAAGAAACAAAAGATTCGTGATCTGACTGAAGTGACACATGGTAAAGTTCGAAGTCTGCTCAAGAAACTCAAACTCACCAAGTACTATGAACATGTTCCGTACATTTCAACTATTCTGAATGGAATCAATCCACCATCAATGTCACAGCCGCTGGAGGATAAACTTAGGCTGATGTTTGGACAAATTCAGGAACCATTCAAAAGACACTGTCCTTCAGATCGCAAAAACTTTTTGAGTTATTCATACGTCTTGTACAAGTTTTGTGAGTTGCTCTCAGAGGATCAATATCTCAAGTGCTTCCCTCTCTTGAAAGACAAGTCAAAGATTTATAAACATGATCAGATATGGAAGTTGATATGTGATGATCTGAAATGGGAGTTTATACCGACAGCGTAATCTCCTCCATCTGAAACTCTGGCCCAAAGTTGACCAGATACCCCTTGGTGTGCCCAAGTATCTTCATGTAATTTCGAATCTGATCTCTATTTGGCTCAGTGAGGCTTCGGACACTCTTGAGCTCTATGACACAATCATTCAGTATAATGTCGGCTCTTAGGTTTCCAATCACATGGCCTTTGAACTTTACAGGGATGATGCGCTCAGTCTCATATTGTATATTATTCAGTCGCAAAACAACTTCAAGAGCATTATGATAGATTGCTTCAGAGTACCCAGGGCCGAGCTCATCCCAGACTTGCTTTATCAGGTCAATCATAATGTTCATCAAGTATACTATTTTCTTAAGTTATACTAATGAATCTAGCAGTCAAAATATTATTAAGTCTTTTGATGCTTCTATTAGTTATATGGCTGATTGATTTTGGTCGCTGCAAGTTTAGTGATTGTACCTATCACTGGTGGAGATTCAATAAAGACAAATCTTCTTACAAAAGAAAAACTTCAAGTAGACGTAAAAAATATATGTACACCGCTCAGCCTCGACCAGTCCCACAGCCAGTCCCACAGCCAGTTCCACGGCCAGTCCCACAGCCAGTTCCACAGCCAGTTCCACAGCCAGTAACGGAACCTCAAAGTTTCATTCAAAATAGCAAAATGACACCAATAACTCCATCAAAAGTTAAATATTCAACGGGACCAGTACTACCATCACCTTACCGTCGAATGTAACGCTCGTTAGCACGCATAATACGCGAGGTTCTTGGATGTGTGTGTTTGCTGTATGTTGAGGCTGCAATCAGAGAGCGCTCGACATGTCTCAGACCAAGGCCTTTGACTGCTCTGCGTAACGCGGCATGGCGCTGAGCCACTGTGAGATTCTTCACGTCCGAGTATCCGTACCGGCCAAGCAGACCCTTCTGAAGCCTACCGATACCCTTCCCTTTGTAGGTCCCATGGGGTCTGCGCCCTGGGATGAGTTTGGATGGGACGTGGACCAGTTTACCGTCGCGGCGTCTATAGCTGTACGCTTTCCTCCGGATCATTTACTATTCTCATGGATTTTTTTGGGTATTTGACATCAAACTGAATGTAAAGATCACCACCCTTCATGCCTTTTCCGTCAATTCTGTACTCTAGACGCGGGTCCAAGATACCCAAGTCTTGCGTCGACAAATGGAAAGGACCTGAAAAGTGCGGAACCGTAATAATAGTCCCATTGACAGAGTCTACAAAGGAGATTTCAGGTTTGTAAAAGAGATCCTGACCGACCCGAGTAAAGTGCGGATGATCAATGACTAAGAATACAAAGGTTACTCCAATATCCTGTACCGGAACGCGCTCACCATTCTGCGTATCAGCCCCAATATCAAGTGTGATATCTCTCACCTCTTTGATTTGTTTCTTGTGATCGCAATCCTTGCACCCCTTGGGACACTTTCCCTTGCCCTGACACTCCTGACACGGCTGCTGTATAGCCATCGGTCCAAGCTGCAGCAGATGCATACCAGACCCCTTGCACTGTCTGCAAACTGTAGTGCAAATCGGACAATCCTTCATCCAATCAACCCTGAGTTTCTTGCGTTTCTCTTGGTATATGTCATCAAGTGTGATTCTGATGTGGTGTTCGCGCTCAGTTTGTCTTTGCTGTTGGGGATTGAACATCTTGAACAGACTTCCCATGTCAAAACCTGGGGGTCCTGCACCAGCCTCAGAGCCTGTCAAGTCATAGTTTCGGCGCTTCCCTTCATCAGATAGAACATCATATGCATGTGAAATCTTTTTGAACGTATCCGGATCGCCGCCTTTATCGGGGTGATGTTTCATAGCCAACTTCCGATAGGCTTTCTTTAACTCTTCAGGTGTTGCATCCTTTGAAACATCTAGAGTTTCATAGAGTGACATGTTAGTAATGCTTTCGTTTTTTTTAAGGCTAAAAAATCGTAGAAAAAGTAATGAGCATGTGCTTGGACCCTTTGATATTTGGGCCTCACTACTGGACAGTGATACATCTGACATGCTTCAATTCAGGGAACAAGCCTGATGACATTGCCAAGTTTATTGATACTCTTCCTGCTATTCTTCCATGTATAGATTGTTCAGATCATCTCAAGGAGAATCTGAAGATGCTCCCGTTCAACAAGGAGGATCCCTTCAGATGGTCTGTGGACCTACATAACCTGGTAAACTCACAACTGGGGAAACCCACCTTTGACTATGAAACAGCGCGTCAGTACTGGCAAGACAAGTGCGACGGAAAGAAACCCAGAGACTATAAACTTGTGATTATTGTTTTATTAGTACTTGTCGTCGTTGGAATGGCATTCCGTTGAATGAAGTTGTTGCAGCCATTGTGTATGCACCCATATTTGGCCACTCGATAATGTCACCAATGTTCAGATCTGGAAGAGATATGTTATCATATATAACATCTATTCCATCACATGTACATCCAAAGAGCGTCTGAGTCCCTGAGTACAGACCAAATGACGGCTCTGGTTTTGCATGATCAAATATCCTGCAGTTGAATGCACCATAGAGTGACTCATCTATTGTGACTGAATTATCCTTGTACCCAATGACTGGCGTGAACAACGTAGCCACCTTTTCAGCAAAAAAGCGACCAGGCTCTGCAATCACCTCAAAGCCTTGAGTATATGCAGAAATGTCCTTGGTTGGAATCTTGCCGTGGGTAAATCCGCCACCAATATCTATGATTGTTGGATTCAGCCCGTAGCTCTTGGCGAGCTGAATCGCCTTGTGTGCTTTCTTGATTGCATCTACATAAGCATCTTCACTCTGGGCACCTGAACCAACGTGAAATGAGATGCCAACGAGATCTAGACCGTACGCCTTTACTCTCGTGAGCAACTCGGGCCACTCAGTCTCTTCAGCACCGTACTTGTTGCCGAGCTGGCACTTGGCGGTCTTGTCGTCTGCTCTAATTCTCATTAACACCTTCATTGGATACTTGGACAACTTGTGAAGTTCAGATATTGAATCAAATGTAGTCATTGATATTCCAAGCTCATGAGCTTTCTTGAGCTCGTCTGGGTGTTTGCAAGGGTTTGCATATATAATCGAACCTTTGTCACCTACAAGTTCAATCTCTGTGAGACTTGCACAATCAAACCCAGCTCCGAGCTTGGCAAGCCGTTCGATAATGAGAGGATGAGGATTACACTTTACAGCGTAATACGGCTTTATTGTTGGAAATATGCTTTTCCATTCTACCATGGCCCGATCGAGAAAATCCAGATCAAGCACATAGTAGGACCCCACCATACGGTACTTGTTCTTGAGATTATTCTTTTAAAGACGAAACTCTCTGAATGAATAATGGAGAGAATCTTTCTGCTTGACCGTTCAGGGTCTATGGAGTCTATCAAGAATGACACGATCGGTGGTTTCAACTCGTTTGTTCGGTCCCAAAAGGGTGGAACACTCTCTCTGGT